GAACCCCCAAAGAATGAGCACCCACAAAAAGCAATAACAAATATCTTAATGAGAATTCTTGCGGTATTCGCAGCATCAGGACTATCAGTCTTGGGAGCAGGAGCCGTAGTAGGAATTGACACAATACAGGCAGTTATGCTTGCAGGACTATTAGGAGTAGCAACAGTTATTGAAAGGCTGGCTAGGGCTTTTTTGGACGATGGAAAACTATCATTGGCAGAAATCAATGATGCGTTTAAATCAGTAGACAAAAAGGCTAATTAGTCATAATATAGACCCTGCTTGACACCCCTCCTGGGGCAATGGTATACTTAAATATACCTAATCTGGGAGGGGTTTGTCGTGACCTGTATTGCTGTTGTTCGCCATGAAGATAAAGTTTATATGGCTGGAGATCGTGGAGCATCAGATGATGGAACCATTTTAGCACTTGAAGCACCAAAGGTTTGGAAGATAGGTCCATACTTAATTGGGTATGCAGGTGCAATGGACGGAGAAAGAATCCGTTACAACTTTAAGCCAACTGCACCTAATATTAAAGACACAGATAGGTTTATGCAGACAAGATTTGTTAAAGAACTAAAAGAATTTTATAATGAGTTCTGGGTAGACACATCTAAAGATGGAGATCTTGGTTTAATTATCTGTGTTCGTGGACAAATATATGAACACGCCTCTGCAGATATGTCTTTATCTAAATATACCCTGCCATATTTGGCTATGGGTTCTGGAGCAGAGTATGCCTATGGAGTCCTCTATGCAACAGATAAACAAAAAAATGCAAGGAACAGAGTTATTCAAGCAGTAAATGCTGCAATTAAATTTAACCCATCATGCATGGGGCCAGTTGACGTAGTAAGCCTTTAGGAGTATACTTATAATATGTCAGAAGAGTGGGAAGAAATTTTAAATAATATGCAAGACAAAGACTCCGACTATAGAGAGTTTGAGATTTGGCTTGAAAACGGAATTGAACGGGGATGGGTAACTGAACCGTTCTGTAACACTCATGAAGGTGATCCCTATATGAATGAAGAAGAACAACAAGAATGGGAAGAGGGCGGAGACCCTTGCCAAGTAGTAATTAAAATCAAAGAAAACTAACAAGGAGAAAAAATGAAGAAAATCGCAGTGGGAATTATATCAGCAATGCTATCAGTGTTAGCACTGGTTCCATCTGAAGCAGCAACAGAAAAATCATTAGTAATTATTGACTCATACTTTGATTCAAGAGTTTACAATGAGAACGTATCTTGTATTACAATTACTAACACAAAGTGTAAAGATATTACAAGAGTAACAACAAACATGCCATCTGCAGAAGTAAATCATGGAAATGCTATGGCTGAAGTTGCAAAGAAGCAACATCCTTCTTTATCAATTATTCTTTTGCTTTCAACAACTCCAAGTGCTAAAACAGTAAATCCATTAGATCCTGGTAACTTTATTGATGCATTAAACTGGGTAAACGCAAACTCTTCAAAGGTTGGAGCAGTATCTTTATCAAGATACTTTAACGGAAACAAGGTTTGCTCTCCAGCAACAACCAATACTGCAGCATATGGAGGAGTAAAAGGAGCAGATGCTACAATCAGAAGCCTTATTGCTACCCTAAAATCAAAGGGCATTCCAGTATTCGTATCAACTGGAAATAAGCCTGGTACAAATATTGACTATCCAGCATGTATTACAGACACAGTTTCTGTAAGCACTGGAGAACTTAACTCAAGTGGAGTTTTGGTAAGCGTAAATGCTCTTGATCAAAATACAGATTATGTTGCTTCATCAAACCTATACTCATACACTTCATCTGTTTTTGGATTAATTCCTCAAACAACATCATCAGCAACAGCAGCAGTTGCTGCTCAATGGCTAAAGGCTGGATCACTTAGCAACAAGGTTGTTCAAGTAACTCCATAAAAGGCTTTGGTCTGTAACTCAGTTGGTAGAGTGCCGAACTGTTAATTCGGAAGTCGCAGGATCGTGACCTGCCAGACCAGCAAGGCGAGTGTTGCATAATGGTAGTGCGCCATCCTTCCAAGTTGGCTGTGCCAGTTCGATTCTGGTCACTCGCTCCAAGGCCCTATCTTCTAGTGGTCAGGATACCAGGCTTTCATCTTGGTGAGCAGAGTTCAATTCTCTGTAGGGCTACAAAAGTTTGATATAATATATATGTACCTGCCAATTGGGGGTACATAACTTATTCGCTTGAAAGGGGAATAAAATGGTAGTAACACATGCAATGGATCTGTTCAATGATCCTTTTTTTATTGGCTTTAACAGAGAGTTAGGCCGCTTAAATACCGCACATAAAACAAACTCACAGACATATCCTCCATATGATCTTCTCAAACTAGATGAAGATACATATAGAATCTCCTTGGCTATTGCTGGATTTTCCAGGGAAAATATTGATATCTCAGTAGACAATGGAACTCTTATTATTAAGGGTGAAATCGTAGAGGTAATAGATGCTGAAGTAGTTCATAAGGGTATTGCTGGTCGTAAATTTGTACGATCATTTGCTCTTGGAGAATATATGGAAGTAACTGGTGCAGAAATGAAGGACGGTATGCTACATATTAATGTAGATCGTATTATTCCTGAAGATAAAAAGCCAAAGACTATTGAAATCAAACTTGCTAAAAAGTAGTATATAGGCTATAATTATATAAGAGACCTAGGTATGTCTTTAAACTGCCCCTTAATATTAGGAGATAAATATGGCAGCAAAAGGTAGTCTAGAAGCAATCATTGAGGTTGCAAAGAAAGAGTTAGGAACCATTGAAGGTCCTAAAGATAATGAAACAAAGTACGGTGCATGGATGAAGGTTAACTTCCAACCATGGTGCCAGTCTTTCGTTTCTTGGTGTGCATTTACTGCGGGGGTAGCAAAGTTTCCAAAGTCTGCATCAACAGTAGCAGCATCAGATCAGTTTAAAAAAGAAGGACGTTGGTCAGATGCTCGTAACGATGACCCACAAGCAGGAGACTGGATTTATTTTGATTTTCCAGAAGACGGTGTTAATCGTATTTCACATGTTGGTCTTTGCATTAAGAACAATGGTGATGGAACTATTCAGGTTGTTGAAGGAAACACTTCAGGAACTGCAAAGGGAGACCAGCGCAACGGAGGAATGTGCGTTGAGAAGACTCGTGGGTATGTAAAGAACAATAAGAAGAAGTTAGTAAATGCTGTTGTAGGTTGGGGTCGTCCAGTTTATTCTGGTGAAGAAAATGCACCACTACTAAATAAACTAGCAGCAACTCCAGTAAAGGCAACATCTCCAGATGCTGCTAAGAAGTCATCAGCAACCAAGTCTTCTGGTGGTGGCAAAGGAAATCAGGTTAAGTAATTGCCAGTTTATGAATACAAATGTACAGGACAATGTTCTGAAGTTGTAATCAAACAAAGATCTATTAAAGATGCCGATCCAGGGTATGAGTGTGAAACTTGCACTCTACCACTGGAACGTGTATACTCTAATGTAACAGCAGTATTCAACGGTAGTGGATTCTATTCCACTGATAACAGAAAGTAGCGGTATACTATGAACATGACAATGACAGAAGAAGTTGTTCAAAAAGAATGGCTATTAAAGGCAACAGATCGTTGTGATTCTTGTCCATCAGAAGCACTTGTAAAAGTAACTGGAATATCTGGAGATTTAATGTTTTGTGGACACCATTATAACAAGATTATGAATAATGCAGAAGGATATAAAAAGATGATGTCTTTTGCTCTTACTGTTATAGATGAACGAGAAAAGTTGGGGGTATAAATAATGTATGAATATTATGTAAGAAAAGTAGAGAACGTAGTAGATGGAGATACCATTGACGTTCTTATTGATTTAGGGTTTGATATCCTATTTGCATCCCGTGTAAGATTGGCTGGTATTGATACCCCTGAGTCTCGCACAAAGGACCTTGCTGAGAAGTCCCTTGGTCTTGAAGCCAAGGAATACCTAAAGAAGTCTCTAAAGGACGCTAAGGCAGTTGTAATTAAGACTGAGAAGATGGACTCATCTGAAAAGTATGGTCGCATTTTAGGCTGGGTATATGTAGATGGAAACACCGTATCTCTTAACGACATGATGATTAATGATGGTTATGCATGGGGATATCTTGGAGATACTAAAGTTAAAGATTTTGCAGCACTTAAAAAGGCTAGATTAAAATCAGGTAAGTAGTGAATCCAAAAAGTCAGGCTTTATTAGAACATCTAATAGTACAAGGTGCTATTGAGATGTCTGGTATTGATCAATCTGGTGAGATGACATACTCAATTACTGATAAGTTACAAGAGGTTCATCCAGAACTATACATGGAACTTAAGGATGAGTTTGAGCATAACATGTTTCAGATGATAGATCAAGGACCAAAGGTTATGACATGGAAGATTAGAACAAGATAAATGAAGATGATTCTTTATTTTACTGCTGATTGGTGTAACCCTTGTAAACAAACAAGGCCAATTGTTGAAGAGTTAAACCGTGAACAAATCATGGCTAAGTTTTTTATTATTGATGTTGATTCAGAGATTGAAATAACACAAGACTTTGAGGTTAGATCTATTCCTACGTTTGTAGTAATGAAAGACAATAAGGAAATTCATCGTGTAACTGGGGCACAAACAAGGCAGCAGTTAGAGGAGTTAATCAGATATGAACAACAATGAAGATGAACTAATAAAAAATCTTATACTTGAAGGTGCCTTAGAGGTTGCTGGACTTGACTCTGAAACTGGAGAGTTTCTATATGCAATAACATCTAAGATGAAAGAGATTATGCCAGATATGTATGAGGATCATCTTAAGACAGTAAATAGAGATCTGCTAAACCTGTGGGAAAAAGGGTATGTTAATATTGATTTTTTCTTACCAGACCCAGTAGTAACTATATCTGAAAAGGGTATTGATAAGGCTGAGATTTCTAAACTGACTAAGCCCGAAATCTGGGCACTAGAAGAAGTCAAAAGACTTCTGCAAAGGTAAAGTCTGATATAATCGGTATATGATAAAAGAAGGCGACTTTGTTATGGGCATGACATCTGAGGGTGTTATGCATGGCGTTGTAGAGCACATCATGATTGAAGGTGGAACACTAGGTACGCCTGGATCAGAGTATGCACTTGAGTCAATGCCACCAGAAAACCCAGCAATGTCTGTTAGAATTTATGAAGAAGAAGATGGCAAATGGGAACCAACAGCCTATAGCATTGGAATGATGTATAAGGATGCAAAGATTGCAGACATAAACAATCACAACATGGAAGAGGATAGCGAAGAGATGGATTCAGAGGTTGCAATGGCAATGTATGATTCATCAATTGGAAAATTAGAAGAAATGGAAGATGAAATGGAAAAAGCAAAAAAGCCTAACTATGGTGAAATGATTCAACCACGTTCTGGTGGTTCAACACCTTCAAATCCTAAACTATATGCAAGAGT